ATCTACTTGGAAGGATCCAGCCATGTCTTATAATAAGTATGGCTCTAAGTTCCTTGCGGGACTTAGGGGCTTTCGCGTTACCCCGGACTGTGAAGTCCGTGCTATAGAAAGTTATCTTCAAGCATTGGATCATCCACGGGCGCTAACCGTCTGGCTCATGTTCATTAATAACGAACACGACCAGTTAGTGTCGCTCGTGTGTGACCCGCTACACCATAATAGTGTAGACTCGTTTCGCAGTGCTTATGCTGCCACCAAATTCCTATCAAAGTTCAAGGGGTTATCCCTTGGCTTCGATTTGGATGAGGTGGCACTAGCTAAGTTCTCGGAATTCGAGAACCTCTGCAAAATGACGAATTCTCGCTTCAGAGACCTTTCTGTTGATCCGTTATTTCGCGGTTCAACCGTTCGATTGCATAATGCAGTCGTTCGTAAAATCGATTGGATTCTGGGCGAGTTTTCTGCAGAAGATTTCTTTCTAGATGCTAACTGGGGGCCTGGCGCTTCTACTCTAATAAAGAGGAGGAGTGCTAGCTCGGTTAACAAGTTCCAATGCGAAATTGGAATAACGCGTGATCTGTACGCTTTACTTCCTACCGGCACCTTTGAGTTAGTATATCCTCATTGGGGACGGCATCTTGATGGGGCGGGTTTCCCGAACTATCAGGTTGGAAATAAAGTTGTCACCGTGCCTAAGGATGCCTCTACGAATCGTGTGATTGCCATCGAGCCCGGAATCAATCTTTGGTTCCAGAAGTCCGTTGGTGAAATCATGAGACGCAAGCTTCTTCGGGTGGGTGTTGACCTACGCGACCAGTCTGTTAATCAGTTGCTTTCTCGCCAAGGTAGTATATCTGGTGACTTAGCGACGGTTGACCTTCGGTCTGCGAGTGATTCGATATCGGTTGCCGTTGTAGAGGCTTTGCTGCCTCCGCGATGGTTCTCGGTTCTCGATTCATGCAGGTCGCACTTCGGTACTACGAAAGCCGGTTTGGTTAAGTGGAATAAATTTTCCAGTATGGGAAATGGATTCACCTTCCCTCTCCAGTCACTCATCTTCTACGCGATTGCAAAATGTTGCGTAGAAGAGTTAGACCTTATCACAGAAGACCGTGTTAATGTCTATGGTGATGACGTCGTTCTTCCGACGGCGGCTTTTGAGTCGTTCCATCGTATGCTTGAGTTCTATGGCTTCGTTGTAAATACAAAGAAGACTTTCGTGTCTTCGTATTTTCGCGAAAGTTGCGGAGCTCATTGGTTCGATGGCTGTGACGTTAAACCTGTTTATCTCAAAGATAAACTGTCATCTATCTGTG